CGGATGGCCTCGTCGCCGCGGCCGGGAGCGACACCGGCAAGGTGGTCATCTGGGACATCGACGTGTGATGGGCCTCGGCGCGGAGGCGGTCTCATGCCGATGTATGAAATCGCGGAAAGTGCAGAACCAATTCAAACTGTAAGGACACACCATATGCCTTTAGACGTAGAAACCAAAACCGCGATTGACGGCGCCCTCAACGCCTTCAACGAACTCAAGAGTACCCTCGAACCGCTGAAGACCGACCTCGCCACCATGCGGGTGAAGACCGACGCCTTCGACCAGGCCAAGATCGACAAGCTCGCCAAGGACATCGGCGACGGCATCGAACTCAGCCAGAAGGCCGAGGCCCGCGCCAAGGCCATTGAGGACCACAACAAGACCCTCGAAGCCGAACTCACAGCGCTGAAAACGGCCTTCAACCGCGTGCCCGCCGACGACGGCAAGGCCGGCGAGAAGACCAAGGAGGCGCAGAAGAAGCTGTTCAACGACTTCGCGCGCAAGAACAGCTCCACCCCGATCGCGTTCGACGAGTTCCTGAACGTCTCCGCGGCACCCGAAGCGAAGACGCTCTCCGCCGCTTCCGATCCGGCCGGCGGCTATCTGGTGATGCCCGAGTTCGGCGGCGTCATCAAGACCTACGCCTACGAAAGCTCGCCGATCCGCATGCTGGCCAGCACGACCACCATCGGCACCGACATGCTGGAGTACGTCCTCGACAACGACGCCAACACGTCCGGCTGGGTGGCCGAGCAGGGCGCGCGTACCGCCACCACGACCCCGACCTTCGGCTCGCTGAAGCTCTACGTCAACGAACTCTACTCGAACCCCGCCGTCACCCAGCGACTGCTCGACGACGCGATGTTCGACGTGGAGGCGTGGCTCGCCGCCAAGGTGGCCGAGGAGTTCGGTCGTAAAGAGGCGACCGCCTTCGTCACCGGCACCGGCGCGGGTCAGCCCAAGGGCATCATGAGCTACACCTCCAGCACGGCTTCGACCACGACCACGGTCGCGGCCCAGCAGATCGAGCAGGTGGTGACCGGCGACGCGGCCAACTTCACCTACAACGGCCTGGTCAACCTCCAGAACTCCCTGAAGGAGACCTACCAGCCCAACGCCGTGTTCCTGTTCCGCCGCGCGTCCAACGCCAACCTGATGCAGATCAAGGACGGCCAGGGCCGCCCGGTCTTCAACATGGCGTTCGACAAGAACGTGGGCGTGCAGCCGACCCTGATGGGCCAGCCGTGCTACTACGCGGCCGACGTGGCGGCAATCGCCTCGAACGCCCTGGCCATGGCCTACGGTGACATCCGCAAGGCCTACCAGATCGTCGACCGCACCGGCATCCGCATCCTGCGCGATCCGTACTCGTCCAAACCGAACGTCGGCTTCTACACCACGAAGCGCGTCGGCGGTGGCGTCGTGTCGTTCGACGCTCTGAAGATCGCGAAGATTAGTAGTTAAGTACCTTGATGCTTGCATCTCCCTGTTCATCCATCTATTCTTATCGGATGGCTGGCTGGACAGAGAGGTGCAGTGTCGAATGAAGTAACACAATCAAGAAAGCGTCGCACTCGATACGCCGCAGATCAAATCTGCTCAGTTGAAGGCTGCGGCAGGAAACCGCATGGCAAGGGCTGGTGCAGGATGCACTGGGATCGCTGGCGAGCTACGGGCAATCCATTAGGTCTGCGCAAACATTCCCCGATCAGGAAATATGCCCTGAACGAGGTTTGCGAAATTGACGGATGTGAAAAGCCTCGAAAAGCCCGCACCTATTGTTACTCGCACTACCAGTCGCTGAACAAGTACGGCGACCCGCTCAAAGCAAAATGGCGCGTGAACGAACAGGGCAAGAAGGAATGGCATGTCGGTCACAACGGGTATGTGATTCGATATGACCGCTCCAACCCTAACGCCATCAAGAACGGGTACGTCTACCAGCACCGTCAGGTAATGGCGGATCACATCGGGCGCACGCTTGCGGATGGAGAAAACGTCCATCACAAGAACGGCAACCGAGCCGACAACCGCATCGAGAACCTCGAACTCTGGATCTCCGGGCAACCGGCGGGCCAGCGTGTCCAAGACCTCGTGAAATGGGCACGCGAGATTCTTGAAGAGTACGGCGATTTGGTCGATCACGTCCTGAAGTAAGGCAACCACTTTATTGCAATCAGCAATCACTTTCACCCAGCCGACCGGCCGGGCGTTCGCGCACGGCTACATTTTCTAACCACACATCAAGGAGTAATCCACATGAGACACGACCTACACAACAACATCCAGGTGCTTTCGGTGTTCGACCCGATCGACCTGGGCACCGGCAACACCGCGAAAGTCGGCGAGATCATCGACGGCGCGGACGCGGGGGCCGTCGAGTACATCATCCAGACCGGCTCGCTGGCCGACACCGACGCGACGTTCACGGTGCTGCTCGAGGAGGGCGACAACAGCGCCCTGTCCGACGCCGCCACCGTGGCCGCCGCCGACCTGCTCGGCACCGCCGCCGCCGCGTCGTTCATCTTCTCCGACGACAACAAGATCTCCAAGCTCGGCTACACCGGCTCCAAGCGGTACACCCGCCTGACCGTCACCCCGGCCAACAACACCGGCGCCGTTCTGATCTCCGCGTGCGCCATCCTCGGCTCGCTCCGCGCGGCTCCGAACACGACCCAGCTCGCTTAATTCCAATCTCGGGGGTGGTCTAACACCCACCCCCTTCTTTCCCAAGGAGGGGACCATGACTTCTTCATACTCGACCACGAATTACGCCGAAGACGGCGTCGCCACGGACGCGGGCACCCGAAACATCACCGGCACGCTGCAGCTCGCCGGCGTTGCCGTCACCGCCACGGCGACCGAAATCAACCAGACCTGCAAGTCGTCCACCAAGGTGGGCGTCGCCGCGGGTTCCACCAAGACGCTGACGTCGGCCAACAACAACCAGACGATCAACCTCGACACCGCCACCGGCTCGGTCGTCACCCTCCCCGCGGCCTCCGGCTCGGGGGTCAAGTTCAAGTTCCTCGTGACCGTTCTGGCCACCTCGAACTCGCACAAGGTGCAGGTCGCCAACGCCAGCGACTTCATGATCGGCATGATCAGCACCATGTCCGACGACCCGGCCACGGTGAAGGCCTTCGCCGCCGCCAACTCCGGCACGGTCTCGACCAACTCGGACACCATCACCCTCAACCGGTCCACCACCGGCAGCGTCGTGGTCGGCGAGTGGCTCGAAGTCGAGGACGTCGCCGCCAACACCTGGGCGGTCCGCGGCCTCACGGCCTCAACGGGCACGGAAGCCACGCCCTTCACGGCGGCAGTCTAAGCCATGGTCGCCGCAGTCGACGACTACGTCCAGCTCTCAACGGGGCTGGACTCCCCGTACCGGCACGCCGCCGCGGTAACACCGAGCGACTCGGCGGACCTGACCAACGTCACTCGCGCCATCTACGTCGGCGGCGCGGGCAACATCGTCCTCGTCACCCAGGGCGGGGAGACCGTCACGCTGACCGGGCTGCTCGTCGGCGTCGTGTACCGCGTCTGCGCCAGCCGGATCAAATCCACCAGCACCACCGCCACCAACATCGTCGCCCTCTGGTAGACGAAAAGGAGACCACATGAAACACCACAAGATCCTGAAAAGCTTCCCCGGCACCCAAGACGGCCAGCACGAGCGCGTCGAGTTCAAGGAGGGCACGATCGCCCCCCTGTCCAAGGGCCTCGCCGCCATCGTCGTGAGAGAAGGCTGGGCCGAGCCGCACGAACCCGAGGCCCTGGCCGACGGTCCGCACCCGACGCTCGTCATCGAACCGGACGCCCCGAACGAACTGGTGGAGGAGAAATCCGAAGGCCCCGCGCCCGAGAACAAGATGAAGAAGCCCTTCAAGAAGAAGGCCGCGTAACCGGTGCGGAGCTTCCTCACGCTCGTCACGGGACCGGCAACCGAGCCGGTAACCCTCGACGAGGCGAAGTCCTGGCTCCGCATCGACGACGATTCTTCCGACGCCGTCATCACCACGCTCATCACCACGGCGCGCACTTCTGCCGAGCAGTACCTCCGCCGCTCGCTCATCACCCAGAGTTGGAAGCTGACGCTCGACCTCGACCGCGGGAGTCTGGACGACCGGCTCGGCGAGGGTGTTTACGACCTGCCGATCACCGCCCTCTACGGCGGGTTGCCCAGGACCGTCGAACTCCCGAAGGCCCCGGTCCAGTCGATCACTTCGGTCACCACCTACGACCTCGACAACACCGCAACAACCTTTTCGAGCGGCAACTACTCGGTGGATTCCGCCGGGGAGCGGCTCGTCCTCGCCTACGGCGCGGTCTGGCCCGCGAACCTGCGTGCCACCTCCGCCTGCGAGATCCTCTACGCCACCGGCTACGGCCTCACTTCGACCACCGTCCCCGGTCCCATCAAGACCGCGATCCTCATCATGGCCGCCTCGATCTACGAGCAGCGCGGGATGTGCGACGACGCGATGGACATTCCTCCGGGCGCGAAGCAGCTCCTGAACCAGTACCGCATCATGGATTACCGTGGCTAAGTGTAGTTACACGCCGGGCACGTTCCGCTACCGGATGACCATCCAGACTCTCGCGCGCGTGGCTGATGGGCAGGGTGGATTCGACCTCTCTTGGGCCGACGGGTCTGACGTCTGGGCCTCGATCGAGCCCCTGAAGGGCTACGAACGCTTCCAGGCCATGCAGATGCAGGCCCCGGTCACGCACCGCATCGTCATGCGCTACCGCTCGGACCTGACGGCGAGAGACCGCCTCACGTTCAACAGCAGAACGTTCGTCATCAAGGAGTTGCTCAACGTCAACGAGGAGCAGCGCTACCTACAGATCAAGGCACTCGAACAGCAATAAGGAGAACGCAATGTTATCAGGCTCAGGAACCGTCCTTCCGGGATCACCCTCGGCGTCACTGCCCCCGGGCAAGGTCGTCGTCACGATCGAAGCCGCCCCCGGCGAGAACGACGGGATCGAAGGCGCCGCGAGCGAGAACGTCATGGCGCGCTGCGTCTACCCCGACGGCTTCGTCAAGAACCACCAGACCAATTCGCCCGAAGACCTGTTCGGCAAGGTCGCGAACCAACTCCGCAATCGCTACGGCGTGACCGGCGAGATCAATGTCGTCAAGCTTCCCGACGAAGTGACGGCCGGCGCAACTATCGAGATGGAGATCTGACATGGCCTCGAATCTTAAAGTGGCTGTTACGGCCAAAAATGCAGGCCTTGATGCCAAGTACACAACCCCCGTCGGCGCCTCCGGCCTCTTCCGCATCTACTCCGGCACCCAGCCCACCAACCCCGACACCGCCCTCTCGGGCAATACGGTTCTGGCCGAACTCACCCTGAATGCGACCTTCGCACCCGGAGCGTCTTCCGGCGTCCTGACCCTCAACGCCATCACCTCCGACTCTTCGGCCGACAACACCGGCACAGCGACCTGGGCCAGCTTCCTCACCTCGGGGGGTACGCGCAAGGTGGACTTCACTGTCGGCACCAGTGGTACCGACCTGATTTTGAACACCACGAGCATCGTCTCGGGTGCGCAAGTCTCCTGTTCCGCTTTCACCATCACCAGCGGAAATTGACCGGCCGTGGTGACCCGCTTTTACCTGCCCTCGAGCGGCGCCGCCGACGTTACGCCGTCGTTCGACGCCGGCTGGTTCAATACCGCTTCCGCGGACGCGCTGAAATGCGTGACGGCCAGAATCAGTTCCGCCATGTCGAACAAGAACGTGTCGGAAACGAACAGCACTGCCAATCAGGATTGGGCAATGCGAATGTATGTGTCCGATCCGATCGGCGCCCAAACCATTACGGGGACGGTGAAGGGGCAGATCCGGGCGTTGGAGAGCGGCAGCGCCGGCGACCAGCGGGCGCAAATGCTGGTCAAGGTTGTTTCCAACGACGGCGGCACGTCGCGCGGAACGCTTCTGGCATTCGACACCAGCGCCTTGAGTAACGAGTTCGCAACGAGCGCCACCAACAGGAAGTTCCCCAAGGGAAGTTCTGGTTCGGCGCTGAGCAGCGTTGCGGCACAAAACAATGACCGCATCGTGATCGAGCTCGGGTTTCGCAAGGGCGACACGTCCAGCACGAACTTCGCCGCCACGCTCGTGTTCGGGGACAACAGCGCCAGCGACCTTCCGGAAGACGAAACGACGACGACCGCCAACAACCCGTGGGTCGAGTTCAGCATGACCCTTGCCGGACCGTCAACGGGCAACCCGAACAGATTCATCTCCGCGCTACAAGCAATCAACGCTGCGGCAACATATTAGGAATCTAAACATGGAAGCGAGGATAGCTATACGGCGATCTATCTGATAGGAAACGGCCCCATGCCGACCACGGCGGCCTTCGCCACCGTCACGACCGGAAACGCAGTTAAAACAATGCTGCAGATCAAGCCCGGGGCCACTGTCGTCGCCAAGATCATCGAGTGGGGCATTTCCTTCGACGGCTCGTCGGCGGCGACGCCCGGAAAGGTGGAGTTGATCGAGACCGACGTCGCGGCGACGGTAACGGCCGCAGCCGCGGCCGATATCACCAAGCTCGATTCGGACGCGCTCATGGGCGGCGACCCGACCACCGCCTTGATCGCGGTCGGCACGACATCCACCGGCTACACGTCGACCGGCGAGGGATCGATCACTTCCGTTCGTAACCTCGACGGCCCCCAGCTCATCGCCCCGACGACCCAGTTCGTCAAGCAGTTCCCCCTCGGCCGGGAGCCGATCATCCAGGCCGGAAAGTTCGGCCGCATCCGCGTCACGTTCGGCACCGCCGTCAACGCCTATTGCTACGTCGTACTCGCGATCTGATTAGGAGATAGCATGGCCCGCCTCGGCAGAAGGCAACCTTTTGCCGCGATCATCAAGCGGGTCGTAACGGGGGTATTCGCCTCCGCGGCCGTCATCGAGACCGACGACACCGCATCAGGTACCGGACTGGCGGGGATACGAGGATCGGCCGCCGTCACGGAAGCGAATGATACCGCATCCGGCAGCGGCACGGAGACGATCACCGGCTCCGCGGCGCTAACTGAATCGAACGACTCCGCGTCCGGAACTGGCGTCGCCGGAATCCGCGGTTCGGCCGCACTTACCGAGACCGACGACACGGCGGCCGGCACGGCAACAGAAACGATCACCGGCTCGGCGGCTGTCACCGAAACGGGAGACTCTACCTCCGGTAGTGGCCTCGAAACGTTCACCGGTACGGCCTCACTGACGGAAGCGAACGATTCCGCAAGCGGGACCGGTCTGGCCGGCATTCGCGGCTCGGCTGCGGTCACGGAATCGAACGACGCCGCGTCGGGAACCGCCACCGAAACCGTCATCGGCAGCGCCTCTCTCACCGAGGCCAGCGACACGACATCGGCGTCGGGAACCGAGACGATCAGCGGCACAGCGGCGCTGAGTGAGTCGAATGACTCAGCCTCGGGAGCCGGGCTCGCGGGCATCCGCGGGAGCGCGGCTTTAACAGAAGCCGACGACACCGCCGTCGGGTCTGGCGCAGCGTCGGGCACCGGCGTCACGTCCACCGCCGCCCTGACCGAGGGCGACGACACCGCCGCCGGCACCGGGGCGCTGACCGTCACCGGATCTGCAGCGCTTACTGAGATCGACGATACGGCATCGGGCATCGGTAGCCTCCAGATCACCGGCACCGGCTCGGTCACTGAAGGAGACGACACCGCCACGGCAACCGCCACACAGGTCGTTCTCGTGACGGGCAGCGGAGCCGTTATCGAAGCGGACGACACGGCGGGCGCGGGCGGAATGCAGCTCGTACCGTCGGGCGAGAACGTCGTTTACGTCCCTGCCGAGAACAGGGTCATCACGATCGCCGCCGAGAGCAGGGTCGTGACGGCCGCCAACGACAACCGGACGGTTACCGCGTCGGCCGAAAGCCGAGTGGTGACCGTCGCAGCAGAGAGCAGGATCATCAGGGTCGCATGACAACGGAATTCATCAAAGACCCGTCCGCGCGGAAGGACTACCAGGTCGACTGGTCCGCGTTCCTCGGCAGCGACACGATCACCGCCTCCGCGTGGACCCTTCAGACCGGCATCACCAATTACAGCACCTCGAACACGACCACCATCGCCACCATCTGGCTGACCGGCGGCACTTCCGGGGAGGAGTACCTCGTGACGAACCAGATCACCACGGCCGGGGGGCGCATCGAGCAGAAGAGCTTCAAGATCATCGTCAGGGAACAGTAGATGGACTATTCGGTTCGGATCGACGGCCTCGACAAGATCAAGGAGTCACTCGCAGCAACCCCGAAACGGATCGAGCAGGGGGTCAACAAGGCCCTCTACGCCGCCGCAAAGCACGTCGAGACGGTCGCCAAAAAGAGCATCCTCTCGGGCGGGAAGTCCGGCATCGTCTACCACCGCCGGAGCGTCACCCACCGCGCCTCGGCGCCGGGCGAGGCCCCCGCCAGCGACACCGGCCGACTCGTCAACTCGATCAGCTCGTACGCCGGCGACGGGGAATCGTTCGTCACCGCCGGACGCGGGACCGTGAAGTACGCGTCGATGCTCGAATTCGGCACGTCGAAGATGGCGCCGCGTCCGTTCATGTTCCCGGCACTCGAACAGAGTAAGGCCTGGATCAAGGAGCGACTGGCCCTGGCCATCGCTCGGGCCACCGGCAAATGACGACCCCGTCCAACGCTCTGCAGGCGGGGATCTACACCCGGCTCACCGGCTACTCCGCGCTCACGTCGCTCTTGAGCAGTTCGTCCACCGTGTACGACTTCGTGCCGCAGGACGCCACCGCCCCGTACGTGGTGATCGGCGACGACACTTCTACCGACTGGTCGACCAAGACCACCAACGGCTGGGACGTGACCGTCACGATCCACTGCTGGGACTACCAGAAGGCCGGAAGGAAGTCGGTGAAGGCGATCCTGTCGGCCGTCTACGACGCGCTGCACAAGCAGGAATCGAGCGTCACCGTTTCAGGTTTCACCCTCGTCATGCTCCAGTCCGAGTTCGAGCAGACCTTTCAGGACACCGCGATCGAAGGACAGAACGACCAGTACTACCACGGGGTAGCCCGCTACCGCGCCTATATCCAATAACCAACCAAGCCAAGGAGGGCTTACCACTGCATGGCCGCACAAAAAGGCATTTCATTCCTGCTCAAGCTCGGCGCCGCTGGCGTCGGGGGCACCCTCGCCGCGATGCGGTCCACGTCCTACAAGCTCGGCGTCGAGATGGTGGAGATCACCAATAAGGACTCCGCCAGCTTCCGCACTCTCCTCGAAGGGGCCGGCACGAAATCCCTCAGCATCAACGTCGCCGGGCTCGCCACGACCGACGCCACCTACGAGACGTTCAAGGGGCTGGCCCAGGCGGCGGCCCTCAACACGTTCCAACTGCTGGAACCGGACGGCGACACGATCGAGGCCAGCTTCCTCATCACCAACTTCGAGGCGTCCGGCGACTTCAACAAGGAGTTCACCTTCACCGCCACACTCGAGTCGTCCGGCACGATCACCTTCAGCAACTCGTAGGAGTAACCCATGGCAACTCTAACCGTTCAAACGCTGACCATCGCCGGGCTGATCAGCTCGACCCTGGCCGCGGCGTCCACGGCCGACAAGTTCCTCAACGACGGCAACACCTTCCTCTTGTTCGTCAACGGTAGCGTCACGGCCCGCACCCTCACCCTCACCGTCCAGAACGCCACGGTCAACACCCCCGGCTACAACCCGCTCACCGTCGCCAGCCCCACGGTCACCATTCCCGGCAGCGGCACCAACGGCGGCGTCGCCATCGTCGGTCCGTTCGGCCCCACCGAGTTCAACGACAGCTCGGGCATGGTCAACTACACCCTCGACACCGCCACGAGCATGACCGTCGCCGCGGTGAAGATGCCCAGACTATGACCGAATCGGCACGCCCGCGCTACACGCTTCCTTTCGCGGGGAGGGACTACGACCTGGTCGGAACGATGGAGATGATCGAGGCCGCCGAATACGCGGTGGGACGAAGCATCATCAAGATCGTCGTCGGGCTCATCGACGAGCTTTCGGCCCGCGACCTCGCCAAACTCCTCTCGGCGATCCTCACCGCCAACGACCACAAGACGTCCGCCGCCGAAGTCAGCGGCCTGCTGTGGAACACGGTGGGACTCGCCGGCGACGCGAACACCCTGCTTCGGATGCACCTCTACGGGTTCCTCAGCATCTGCCTCGCGCCCCCGGAAACGCGGAGGGAGAAAGCGACGCAGGTGGGGGAGCTGCTGAAGGCTTTCCCTGGCGGCTCTACCAGGAAACCTGCCTCGGCATCCTGAGGTGGCCGCCGGCCGCCTTCTGGAAGGCCACGACGTGGGAGTGCGCGCGGGCGCTCGAAGGGTACGCCAAGTTTAAGGGCGTCGACACCGCGGAGGAACAATACCCGACCCGCGACGAACTGGAAGAACTCATGAACAGATTCCCGGACTAAAAATGACCGACGTAGGCGAGCTGGTAGTACGGATCAGGGCGGACTCCGCCGAGCTGGAGCGGGCGATGCGCAGCGCCAGCGGTGCCGTGCAGCAGAACGCCGGCAAGATGGAAAGCTCGCTGAGCAACCTGAAGAATCAGCTTCTCGCTCTCGCACCGGCGCTCAGCGTCGTCGCGGTGACCAGCTTCGGGCGGGCCGCGTTCGCCGAGGCCGATCACATCAACGACCTGGCGCAGCGGACCGGCTTCCTCGGGAGCACGCTCTCCGCCCTGAACATCCCCCTGAGACAATCCGGATCGGGGGTGGACGAGTTCGCCGGGTCGCTGGTGAGGATGAACAACGCCATCGGCGAAGCCGCCAAGGGCGGGCAGGACCAGGTGAAGGCCTTCGACCAGATGGGGCTTTCGGTTCGGAAGCTCCAGCAGTTGTCTCCCGAGGACCAGTTCAACGCCATCGCCGACGCCCTTTCGGGGATCAAAAGCCAGAGCGAGTTCACCAACCTCGGCATCTCGATCTTCGGACGGTCGTTCGCGACGATCGCCCCGCTGATCCGTCAGGCCGCCGGCGACATGAAGGGCCTCACCGATTCGATCAAGGCGAACGGGGACGCTCTGAGCGACGAGGACCTCGCGCGGATCGACGAGATGGGGGACAAGTGGACCGCGGCCGTCGAACAGATGAAGCTGGCCATCCTCAACTCCGGGATCATTTCCTATCTCGAAGCCTTCGCCGCCGGCGTCAACGCAATTTCGGACGGAATCAAATCGATCCCAAATCTGGCCGCCCTGACCGTGCCGGGCACGCACAGCGGGGCAACCGGACCGGCGCCCTTCAGCAAAGAAGACTTCGACGAAATGGGGATCTCGTTCTCGGGCTCGAACTCTGCCAAGGGGGGCAACGCCGGGCTCCTGAAGGACGACGGCGCCAAGAAGATCGCCGACGCGAAGAAGGCCTTGGAGGATTACAACACCCAACTCGCCCACGAGCACGAATTCGCCGGCATGGCCCCGGCCGACGCGGCGGCGAAGAAGGCCTATTACGAAACCCTCGAACGGGCACAGCAGGCCGGGATCAAGGACGCGGAACTGCTGGCCGCCGCCAACTCGGAAGTCGCCCGATCGACCTACGAGATGGCCCAGAAACAGCAGGAGGCCGCGCGGTTCTCCGCCGAACTCAAGGACAGCTTCGCGAGCGCCGCCGGCGACATGATCTTCCAGTCGAAGAGCGCCAAGGACGCGGTCCGGGGGCTGGCCGAAGAACTCGCCAAGATGCTGGCCAAGCGCTACCTGCTCGGCCCGCTGGCCGACGGTCTGTTCGGTTCACCCGGTGGCGGAGGCGGCTTGTTCGGGAGCATGTTCGGGGGCTTCTTCGCGGAAGGCGGGAGTCCGCCCGTCGGAATACCGTCGATCGTCGGCGAGAACGGCCCGGAACTCTTCGTCCCCAACAGCGGCGGCACGATCATCCCGAACAACAAGCTCGGCGGCGCGATGGTCAGCCAGACGCTCGTGTTCAACATGTCACCCGGACTCCCCGAAACCGTCTTCGCCGCGATCCAGAACGCCGCACCGTACATCGCAGCACAGGCGCACGCCAGCGTGTTCAAGGCCATCCAGGGCGGCGGCTCGGAATCGCGCATCGTGGGCAGACGCTCGTGACGATTAGCATGCCGTCCTACCCCGGCTTCACGGACTGCCGGTTCGGGCTGCAGACGAACACCCAGAGCTGGGAGAGCCCGCTCACCAACGACGCCCAGACTGTACTCTTGGCGGGTTCGCGCTGGATCGGGAATTTCTCCCTCCCGGCCATGAATCGGGCTCAGGCCGCCAACTGGAAGTCGTTCTTCGATCAACTCGAGGGCCGGGCCAACACCTTTTACGGCTTCGACCCCGACTGCAAAACGCCCAGAGGTTTCGGGGGCGGGACGCCACTGGTCAACGGGGTCTCTCAGACCGGCAGCTCGCTCGTCACCGACGGCTGGCCCGCGAGCAAGACCGTGCTCAAGGCCGGGGACTATTTCGGCGTCAACGGGGAACTCAAGCGGGTCACCGCGGACTGCGCCAGCGACGGCTCGGGGAACGCCACGATCAGTTTCAAGCCCGCGCTCCGGGCCAGCCCCGGGGACAACTCCGCCGTCACCACCGCCAACCCCACCTGCACGATGATGCTCGCCGACGACAACCAGGCCATGTTCACCTGCAACCGGAACGGCGTCTACATGCCGATGACGTTCGTGGGCATCGAGAAGATCACATGACCGGCAGCCGGGACATTACTTCCGCGACCGCGACCGCCGCGGCGGCATCGACCATCGCGCCCGTGCTCCTCGCGAAGCTGGCGCTCGACAGCGGCGACATCCTCGTCCACTCCTGGGCCGGCGACCTCACTTTCGGGGGCGACACGTACCTCGGGATGGGCAGGTTCGGCGGCATCGGCGCCGCCGAGGAAGCCAGCGACCTTTCGAGAACGCCGCTCACGCTCACCCTCTCGGGCATCCCCAACGACGTCATCAGCGTCGTGCTCGGGGAGCATTATCAGGGGCGCCGGGCGACGATCTATCTCGGCTACTTCGACCCCGCCACCATGATCCTGATCGACGCGCCCACCATCCTGTACCGGGGCAACATCGACAAGGCGGACATCCAGCGGGGCAAGGACTGCTACGTCGCCCTCTCCGTGGAGAGCCGGTTCTCGGCGTGGGACACCCCCAAAATCCGCCGGTACAACAACGCCGACCAGCGCTCCCGCTACCCCGACGACCGGGGGCTGGAATTCGTGGCCCAGGCCGCCGACAAGCGGGTCTGGTGGGGCCAGGAGGTGCCGAAGTGAGGCGGGCGAGCTGGCCCGCGCTGCTGCACGAGCACCTCAACGAGGCCGTGACGTTCGAATGGGGGAAAAGCGACTGCGTGCTGCGGTGCGCGGACTGGGTGACGAAAGCGACGGGAGAAGATTATGCACAAGACTACCGGGGGAAGTACGCAACCGAAGCGGAAGCTCAGGGACTACTGGCCGACCTGGGCGCTGACGGCGCTGCTGATCTGGCTGATCGACACCTTCAAGCAATAGACGTGCCCTTCGCTCAGAGAGGCGACGTCGTCCTGTACGCGGGCGCGCTGGGCATCTGCGACGGCCGGTACAGTCATTTCCTCACGCCCGAGGGACGGACCAGAATCGGCACACTGAAGTGCCGGAAGGCGTGGAAGGTTTAGATGCCCCCGGTCGTCGCAGCGGTAGCCGGGGCGGCACTCGCGGCCGAGGTCGGCACCGCGGCCACGGCCTGGTTCGCCTGTAGCGTCACCGGGGCTGCCGTGTTCGGATCGACCTTCGCCACGGTCGGCATCGGGACGGCACTGGCGGGTACGATCACCGGCGGACTCGCGGGCCTTGTGGTCTCCACGGCGCTCAACGCGGTCGGCAGTCGGCTGTTCAGCAGCAACGGCGCGACGACCGCGGCGACGATCAACCCGGCCCGCGCCACGATGGTCCGGTCCACGGTCGAGACGCACAAGATCGTCTACGGCAGACAGCGGGTTTCCGGCCCCATCGTGTTCATCGGCACAACGGACTCGGGCAACACCCACGACCCGAACAACGGCATCAACTCCCTGCTCCACGTCGTCATCGCCGTGGCGGGGCACGAGATCGACTCGGTCGAGACGGTCTACATCAACGAGAGCCCGGTCAGCATCAACGCCGACGGCTGGGTCACGGTCGGCAGTTACGCCACCTCCGGTTCGGCCAATGACAACCCGTACTCCGTCACCACCTCGGTCCGCACCGAAGAGGTCGTAACGGTCACCACGAGCGCCGCGCACGGGTTCGCCGTCGGCGACGTCGTCACGACGGACGGCCAAAGCGAGCCGACGATGGACGGCACCTTCGTCGTCCTCTCGACGCCTTCGGGAACCACATTCACCTACGCCAACGGCGGGCCGAACGCCAGTTCGACCGGCGGCAGCGCCACCGACAAGACGTCCACCGGAGTCACGTCGAGCAAGGCCCGAATCCGGGTCCACACCGGGGCCACGAACCAGACGGCCGACGCCGACCTGCGCACGGAAGTGCCGGGGTGGTCGTCGAACCACACCCTCTCGGGGATCGCCTACGTCTACCTGCGGCTGCAGTACGACACCAGCGTCTTCAGCCAGGGCATCCCCAACATCAGCTTCGTCGTGAAGGGCAAGAAGCTCTACGACCCCCGCGACGGGACGACGGCGTGGAGCGAGAACGTCGCGCTCTGCATCCGGGACTATCTGGCCAGCGACTACGGCTTCGGCTGCGACGCCGACGAGATCAACGACACCTACGTGACGGCAGCCGCAAACCACTGCGACGAGGCCGTCGCCCTCACCACCGGGGGGACGCAGAAGCGGTACACCTGCAACGGCGTGCTCGACACCGGGGCCGCTCCCGTCGAGAACCTGAACGCCCTCGTGGCGGCGATGGCGGGCACCGTGACCTACGTGCAGGGCCAGTTCCGGCCGTACGCCGGTGTGTACGATTCGACCGTCGGCGACATCGACAACACCATGCTCGCCGGGCCGGTGAAGATCCAGGCCCGGACAACGAGGCAGCAGCTCTTCAACGCCGTCAAAGGCACGTTCGTCGACCCGGCTCTGAACTTCCAGCAGGCCGACTTCTACGAGGTCACGAACTCCACCTACGAGACCGAGGACGGCGGGCAGAGAATCTACAAGGACATCCAGCTCCCCTTTACCAACCACCAGGAGGCGGCGCAGCGCATCGGCAAGCTGCTGTTGGAGCAGGGTCGACAGGGGATCATTGTTGAAATGCCGCTCAAGCACTCGGCGCTGCCCTACGCGGTGTGGGACACCGTCACATACACGGACGAGACCCTGGGCTGGGACCACAAGGTGTTCCGCATCCGGAAAGTTTCCACCCCGGGTATCGGACCGATCACCCTGACCCTTCAGGAAGAGGCGAGCGCGAGTTACGATTGGGACAGCAGCGACGCCACCATCGTCGATCCCGCGCCCGACACCAACCTGCCCGACCCGAGAGTCGTGGCACCGGTCACCGGCATCGTGTACGACTCGCGCGGAATCGCGGCCTCGAGCGGGGGCACGGTCTTCAACCTCGTCGCGATGTGGGACCGGCACCCGGACATCTTCGTCAGCCAGGGCGGCAAGATCGAGATCCAGTACAAGCAGACCAGCGACACCGAATGGCGCTCCTCGTTCGCGGTCGACGGCTCCGTCACGTTCACGGACATCCTGAGCGCGTCGGTCAACGTCAGCTACGACGTCCGCATCCGCGCGCGCAACTCGATCGGGGCCGTCTCGGATTGGTCCGAAATCGACAGCCTGATCATCGGCATCTCCGGCGCGGTGAGCGCCACGAACGACTGGGGCAACTGGACCGTCGCGCCCGGACCGACACTCGACTGGGGGAACTGGACGTCCTCGCCGGGAGCAACCGAAGACTGGGGTAATTTCACATGACCACGACACAAACACAATTCCGAAGGGATACGGCGGCGAACATCGCCCTCGCCACCCCGACCGCGGGGGAACCGTTCTACGACACGACCAACAAGCGTCTCGGGGTGGGGGACGGAGCGACGGCGGGCGGGAAACCGCATGCCAGCGCCAACGACGTGCAGTTGCAGAAGTTCGTCTTCCCCACCGTGGGCGGAACGGCCAACGCGATCACTCTCACGAACGTACCCCCCGTCGGCGCGCTCACCTCGGGCCTGAAACAAGTCTTCATCGCCACATCCACGAACACCACGTCCGTCACCGCGGCGGTAGACGGGCTGACCGCCAAGACCATCAAGAAGATGGCGTTCGGGGCGCTCGCGAATCTCGTCGCCGGGGACATCGTTTCGGGGGGTGTTTACGAGATCATCTACGACGGCACGCAGTTTCAGGCCAAGGCGCTCGCGGAAAACCCGTACAAGTTCTACCTCGCGTTCTCCGACATCAGCGGCACCGCGGCGTCCGCGGCGGGGACGCACAACGTCGCCCTCGGCGACAGCGCCGTGGCCGCGTCCGGCACACGGGCGACCGCCATCGGCAAGAGCTACGCCTCGGGGGACGATTCGGTCGCCATCGGGATCGGCGACAACACCTCGACCTACGGCGCGCAGTCCGGGTCATCGGTCGCCATCGGCCACCTGAACAAGGCCGACGCGGCCGGGAGCAGCGATGCGGTCGTTGGGGGCGAAGGAAATACCGTGTCCTCCTCGGGCGGTATCAACACGATCACCGGCGGATCGACGAATTCCATCACCGGCACGGTCAGTTCCGCGACCATCGTCGGCGGGGGCGGCAACGAAATCGATCAGGGCGCGAGCAGCGTGGTCATCGGCGGTACGAGTTGCACGAACAGCGCGTCGTACAGCGCAATAATCGCCAGCCTGGTCAGCACGATCTCAAATGCCGCGACCGAAAGCGTCATCGTCGGCGGGTCGGTCCACACCGTCACCGAAATTGGGTGTGTGGTTCTCGGCGGCGCCCGCGCCAAAGCCGACCGGTACGGCCAGCACGTCCAGGCGAACGGCTTCCTCGCCGCCAACGGCGACTCGCAGGTCAGTTCGATGGTGGCGAGCGGGCAGACCACGGACGCCACCCAGACGGAGATATTCCTCGACGCCGTCGCCGCGTCCAAGCGCATGACGATCGCCTCGAACACGTCGTGGCGCTTCCGCGTCGAAATCCTCGCCCACCGCACGGGGACGAACGAATCGGCGAGTTACGAGGTGAAGGGCCTGATCCGCAACCAGGGCGGCACAACGGCCCTCAAGGGCTCGATCACCAAGACGGTCGAGTACGAAGACGACGCGACCTGGGACGTCGACGTGCAGGCCGACAACACCCACGACGCCCTCGTCATCAAAGTCACCGGCGCCGCCGCCAAGACCATCAACTGGGTCGCCCGCGTCACCACCGTCGAAACCACCGGCTAAAGAGGAGCACCATGACAGGAGACCGTGAACGAATCGCATCGCTGGAAGCGAACCAGGCGAACACCACCAAGACCGTGGACGCCATCTTCGAGTACATGAAGAACGGCAAGGAGCAGCGGGAGCGGATGATCGTCCAGCTCGCGATCATCGAGGGGAACCAAGTTGACATGAAGAAGTATCAGGACCGGTGCGACGCCGAGCGCACGGCGCACGACAAGCGGATCACCGAGGTCGAGGGGTTCCAGAAGCGGCAGATCCGGATCGCCGTGCTGGCGGGCAGCTTCGGCAGCTTCCTCGCCCTCGGCGGCTCGAAGGTGATCGAGAAGGTGCTGGGGGTCTTTTCGTGAGCGACCGGGACCTTTCAGACTTACACCCCGATCTCCGCCCACGCTGCCAGCAGTGGCTCGACAAGTGCCACGCCCAGAGCATAGACGCGCGCGTAATTGAAACTTACAGATCGGCCCAGGAGCAGGACCGATTGTTCGCCGTCGGCCGGGACGTGAACGGGAACGTCGTCGGCAAGACGGTGACCAAGGCGCGCGGAGGGCAAAGTAAGCACAACATCACCCTGAACGACGGCACCCCGGCCAGCAAGGCGTTCGACTGGGTCATCATGAACCCGGACGGAACGTGCAACTGGAACCCGAGCACCCCGCAATGGCAGGCCGCCGTCGCCATCGGCAAGTCACTCGGCTTAATTTGGGGCGGGGACTTTCCGGCACATCAATACGACGCAGACCACTGGGAGATCCCATGACCCACCACCTCCAAATCACATTCGCCAGCATCGTCGCCTCCGCCGCGATCCTGCTCACCGCCTACCACGGCTCCCTCGACTGGATGCTCCTGCTCGTCTTCGCCGCCATGTTCCTGCCGGGCTGGAAGGGGATACTCAAGCAGTGGCTGAACAAGTCCGACCACTGCGACCCGCCGGAGCCCAAGCCATGACAATCTGGATGAAGCTCGGGATCGTCGCGGCCTACACGCTGCTGATATTCGCAAGCGGTTGGCACATCAAGGCCGTGTTCGCCGAAGCCGCGCAAGCCAAAGTCCTACAGGCGCAGATCGACGCCGCGAATCTTGCACAAGGCAGAATCGCCGAGCAAGCGAAAGCCACCGAGTCCGAACTCGCCACCCAGCGCCAGAAGTACGCCACCCTCAACCAGCAATGGAGTGCCCAACGTGCGAAAAGCCATACTGATTGCAAGCTGCCTGATGACACTGTCGGCGTGCTCAAAGCCGCTACTGCCGCTCGCCCCGAATTACCCCGCTGACCTGCTGCAGACGTGCGACCCGCTCCCGGCTTTCGACGGGCAGACCACCGACGACCTCGTCGGCTACACCCTCAACCTGACGGGCCTCTACGGGGATTGCTCAAGCCGCCACGCGGGACTGTCCGAGGCGGTGAAGCCGTGACCATCGTCTTCCGCAACGAGCACGACCGCCACCCGGTTCGCAGATACCTGATCCGCACCGGTATCAGATTAACCGTCATGCTCGCACTCCTCGGGCTGCTCTTCCTCCTTTCATCTTGCGCATGTCCCCGAACAGAGGCATATTGCGGGGAGCCATTCCCAACAGCGCCGAGGCAATGACCCATCTCAATCCCATGTACGCGATGTCAAACATCGCCATGAACAAGAACGGCAACGATAGACTGGTCATGGTATCCACCGGCCTGTTCCTCGGGCTCGGCGCGCTCATGCTGGTCAAGGAACTGAAAGACCTGCTGAGAGACGATAAAAGGACGAGATGCTTCGACAGAGACGAGGTCAGCCGGAGGGAGCGGTAGGCTGCGGGCCGGGATAGTCCATACGGCCAATGGCCGCATGAGGCCGGCGTTGCTTACACTGCACAGCCCGGCTTGCGAGATTCAGCTTTTCGCAGTGTCTCACTGTCTCCCGTATCAGCCGCCGCAGCTACCAAAGCCCACCATAAACCCATCCAATCGCAGGCGCAAGCACTTCCGAAGGCAGACACCCCACCGGCTCACTCCGGCCTCAAGGATGGCGCTTAAAACAGCCCATGCACCGCCGCCCTGTTCCGCCTATGGGGTGATCTACGCCATTTTACCGCTTCGCGGGTTATGGCTCCGACACCCCATACGGCGAAACGACGGTCGACGGGAAGGCACACCAGCAGCCGGAATATCCGGCACAGCCGGAGGATATTAAAGCGCACATATTGCCCATTCGGAATTGCTCGCCAGAAAGGCGCGGCTAGAATCGCATCAGCACCTTCCCCAGAGAGGCACGCAGATGGCGAAGAAGAAAGCGGACGAGGGCAAGGCCGAGGCCACTCCGGAATCCAGCGCTCCCCCGGCCGAGAAGATCACCCAACGAGTGGCCGTTCAGCGCGCCCTCGACGCCGGGAAGGACAGCCCTCCAGATGGCGTGAAATTCGTCAAGGAGCAGTTCGGCATCACGCTCAACAACGGCGGCTTCTCGACGATCAAGAGCCAGATCAATAAGGCCAAGGGAACGAGCAAGCCCAGAGGCAAGCCAGGGCGTCCGGCCGGAGCGAAGGCCGCACCCGCTGCGAAGCCGTCCGCGAACGGCGTCCCGAACATGGCCCTGCAGGTTGAGGCAATTAAGACCCTGGTGGAGACCCTCGGCGTCGATCAGGTCGTCGCGATCGCCCAACTGTTCCGGAAGTGAGTAAAGACAGGCAAGGAAGCCCTAATCTGGAAGCCGAATCCAAGATTTTCTTCGCTTAATGTTCCCGATTGTTCCACGATGAACACCGTACTCTTGCGCAATGTCGCAAGCTCTTTCACCATTCCGAATTCGTCTCCTTATGGAGCGGATATCATCCTCGCCAAACCTGGCGTTGTAGACCTGCTCGCCGAGCGGATATAGGCCCATGTCGCAGCCATGCTGCTTATTTCGGCCGCTTGTCACCCATTCAAGGTTTTCGACACGGTTATTTGTTTTATTGCCGTCCTTGTGATTGACTTCTTTTCTACTTCCAGGCAGACCCAGAAATGCCATTGCTACAATTCGATGCACGATGACGCTTTTCCGCTCTCCCTGCTTGCACAGCACACAAATCAGGTATCCTCGGCTACCCACGGAGAAGAGGAGCGGCCCACTCAGTTTCGCATTTGCCCCTTTCCGAATTCTGCGGATGCGTCCTTGGTCAGAAACTTGATACCAGCCCTCGAATCCAACGACCGGCTTCCATTCTTCCTGAATGTGTGACATGGTGAACTCCTTCTCTTGACAAGAAGGAGGCTAGCACGACCGTCTAAACGGCGCAAGTGCTAGCTTTTTGCGTGATCGCACCGCAGACCGCGGAGCTGTTCCGCAAGTAACTGAATACTCCCACCTGCCCCCGGCGCTTCGGCGCGCGGGGGCTTTTTCGTCGTTTTAAGGCGCCGCTTGACAGCCTCCCGAAATCGCGGCACTCTCGCCCCATGCACTATTATGACCTGAAACGCCACTGGACGCGGAAGATCGAGCCGCACCTCACCGACCGCAGGGTGAATGCCGTCCTCGTCCGCGACTTCAACAAGTACACCTTCGGCAGGTGGAAGAAGCCGTTCACCCACGGCCAGTACCCGCACGAGTTCGAGAGCTGTGACTGGTGGATCTTCCACCGGGGTCCGCAGCCGCGCTTCTGGCGGTACGTGAAGCACTCCGCATGTCACTGGTTGGTGAACTTCAACCTCCGCCTCGCGCAACTCGTCGAGCCGCATCGGGAATGGCGGATCGTCACCAGCGAAAAGCACTCGACGGTTTGGGACGGGAACGAAACGCTGTTCGACTTCAACTTCCTCGCGCTCGGCGTCCCGCCCGACGAGTGTTTCGCGCTGGCGAACGAAAGATACCTCTTGCCGGGGAAAGAGTACAAGGCCGGGAAGCCAATCCAACGAGCTGCGGCCTGACAACGCACATTGCGCTTTTCAAGCTCTCGCGCTGAACTGGGTGCAGGAGGTGCGTTATGACGTGCTACTGCTGCAAGCGAATGAACCGCGAGACGTGCCTGTGCAACGGGCCGACGTGCCGGACGTGCCTGCGGTGCGAGAGCCACTGCCAGTGCATTCACAAGCCGAAGGGGCCGACCTGCGCCAAGCCCGGGAAGACGCCGCCCGTTGGGCAAAGAACCCCGGCCACGTCCGCGTGACCGGGGCATTTCCTGCTGTCGCTCACGTCACGTTGACGGTGACGTAGATGGTGAGCGACCCGCCGTGCCCGTCGTCCACGACCATGCTGAACGTGACCTGCCCGGTGAAGTTCGACGGCGGGGTGTACACCATCTGGCCCCACTGGTCGTACCCGACCGACCCGACCGACGGCTGGGACACCGACACGGCCAGCGCGTCCCCGTCCGGGTCGTAGTACCACGCGCCCACGCCGACCGGCGTGCCGGAGGACGTGGACGCGGACGCGTTGGACCCCTGCGGCGGCTGGTTGGTCAGGTTGACGGTGACCGTGCGGGTGACCTCGTTCCCCTCCCCGTCGCGCACCGTGTAGGTGAACGAGGTGGCGCCGACGAACGCCGGGTCGGGGGCGGTGTAGTTGAACTGGAACCCGCCGGCCGCCACGCCGATGCTGCCCCGGTCGGGCAGGGTGTAGTCGACCAGCGTCACCGCGCCGCCGTCGGGGTCGTAGTAGAACAGGTGGATGGCGGCCGTCTCGCCCGGGGCCAGGTGCATCGACAGGTTGGCCCCGTAGGCCACCGGCGGCGCGTCCACCAGCACCGAGACGCTCCCGTAGGCCGTCAGCGGGGCGCTGTCCCCGTCGCCGGTGTCGGTCACGGAGACGGAGAAGCTGGCCGGCCCGGCGTACCCCGGGTTGGGGGTGAACCGGGCGGTGTGCCCGTCGGCCAAGAGCTCGACCGTCCCGTTCTGCGCCCAACTCACCGCGAACGTCAGGTCCTCGGGCGCGGTCTCGACGTCGGTCGCCAGGGAGCGGAGATCGACGTCGATCGCCGTGTCCTGCGGGGTGATGAGTTGGTCGGAGCCGATCGCCGGGGTGTCGTTCACCGGGGTGACGGTCACGGTCGCCGTGCCGACGGCCGATCGGCCGTACCCGTCATCGACCACGTAGGTAAACGTGTCCGTCCCATTCCGGTTCCGGTCGGGGGTGTAGGTGATGGTGCCGTCGGCGTTCACGGTCGTCGTGCCGAACGCCCCGTCCGACACCCCGAGGATCGCGAGGGGAGTGCCGTCGGCATCTGTGTCGTTGGCCAGCACCGCCAGCGTGACCGGCGTCTCCTCGCTCGTGGTCGCGGCGTCGTCCTCGACCTGCGGCGGGTGATCAGTAACGACGAGGTTGACGAGCGTCGCCGGCCCCGGGCCGTCGGCGTCGGTCGGATAATAGGTAAACGAGTCGGACCCGGTGAACCCGTCGTCCGGGGTGTAAACGAACGACCCGTCGGGGCTGAGGGCCAAAGCGCCGTGCCGGGGGCCGCTCGCGAGGGTCGCGACCAGCGCCCCACCGTTCGGGGCGGTGTCGTTGGCCAGCACCCCGTTTGCGGCGTCCACGACGATGTCGGCTGCCGCAGTGTAGCCGTCGGCTGTGCCAACCGGGGCAGGAGTATCCGCGACGGCGATGGTGACGGTGGCCGTGGCGCTCCCCCCGTACCCGTCATCGACCGCGTAGGTGAACGAGTCGGACCCGGTGTAGTCGGTGTTCGGAGTGTAGACGAACGACCCGTCGGCAGAGAGGGTAAGGGTACCGTGAGATGGGCCGGAGTACACGGAAGCGGAAAGGGTATCGGCATCGACGTCGGTGTCGTTGCCCAGAACGTTGCCACCGACCGAGGTATTCTTGTGGGCGAGTGCGGTGTCGGGCGCGGCGGCGGGCGCGTTGTCCGTGACAGTGTACGCCGCGGAGGCTGAACTTTCGGCGAACACCTCGTCGCCGCTGTAAACGGCCCGAATCAGTCCCGACCCGCGCTCGGGTCCGCCGATCGAAAGTGAGGCCGTCCCATCGTCTTCCACCGGCGCGGAGCCGACGTATTCGTCGCCGAGGTAGAACGCAACCTCGCCGCCGACCGGTATCGCCGTCTCTTCGTTCGAGGCTACACTCGCGCTCAGGAGGATACTGTCCCCGAAGGCGGCCGTGGATGGCGAGGCGCTGGTAGTCGTGCTGATGGTGTGTGCCGCAACTTCGCTGGTCAGGCTCCCCTCGGCTGCATCGTACGTGTCGTCGCCGTAATACACGGCGGCGAACGTGTGGCTCCCGACGAGGGCCGGGAGGGTATACGCCGCCGCGCCGTTGACCGCCGAGACGGCGCCGAGGAACCCGCCGTCCGCGAAGAATCCGACGACCCCGGTCGGTGGCGCTGGTTGCCCCGGTGCGTCGGCCGAAACGAGGGCGGTGAGCTGGATGGCCTGGCCCTGGTAGACGATATCGTCGGGTCCGGTCAGATCCGCCTTCGCCGGCTGCTTGTTCGCGTTCTTGATCGTGACTTGTGTGGCGACGTCGAGCCTGGGGGTATAGATGCCGTCGCCGTCATAGTCGGCGACGAGGTGATAAGTCCCAGCCGCCAGCCCGGCGGGGATGGTCAGCTTGGCCGCACTGGAGAACGTTCCGTTCGCGGGGTCGTTGGGGTTATCGGAAATCTTGATCGTGGTGAGCGTGCCGACCTTCTGCGCGTCCTCCAACTTGGTTCCGGCGGCGGGTTCCTTTTGGGGTTTGTCGCCATCCTTCGTCACCGGGACGAGATAAAAGTTGACGTCCTGTCGTGCCCGGAACTGGGATCCGGCGACCTTGATCTCTTCGTTCGCAGCGTATGCGGCTTTGTCGGTCGTGAGCGTCCGCTGCCAGTTGTTGAGTAGAATTGTGACCGTTTTCTCGCCGGTGAGGTCCGCCAGATCCGTCGCCCGGACCGTGACGTTGTAAATGTCGTCCGGGTATGCGGAGGCGGCGTTGTTCTTCGCCTGGGAGGCCGCGCCGGGGTAGAACGTGGATCCGGCTTTGGCGTCGGACCGCCACGCGTACCCGCCGTTCGCGACCGAGGCGAAGTCGGTGGGCTTTCCCGCCTTCCCCTCGGCGGCGTTGACTCGCGGGGAGTTGGTGACCGCGTAGAAGAACGGTCCGCGGGCGTCCGGTCCGGCCACGCTCATGACGGAGTCGTGGTTCGTGTCGTTCTCGTAGAAGGCCCGCGCGGTCTTCAGTTGGAAGAATCCATCGATTCCCTCTTTGGGGAAACCGCTGAAGTCGAACGATGCCACCTTCCCGGAGGTCTGCTTGAACGCTTTCCCAGTAACCGTAAAGTCGAACGAGAGCGGGTTCAGCCGCTGCTCCCCCGGGCTCGCCTTCGAGCCGAACTGGTCGAACGCTTCCACGACGAAGTCGATTTCGGCCCCGTCGCCCCGGCCGCTGACCCGTTTCCCGTCGGCGGCGCGCGCCACGGCGTTCGCGCCGACCACCCGGACGGCGTCCTGGCCGTACGTGACGGTGTCTTGGAAGTACCGGACGGTGTTCCGGACGCGTTCCGTTTTCTGATTCTTGGCGAGCGTGGGATCGTCGGCGTTCACGCGGAAGTCGATCGAGGCCACGGTCGGTTTGATCTCGTCGACGACACCGGCGATGTTTTTGCCAAGGAATTCCGTGAGCGGGTTGATGGTCGGGGCATAGGCAAAGCGGAGCGATCTGACGAGATCGGGTAGTGCGGGGTTCAGGTTCTGCGCCTGCGTAAATTCCACCCGGTTCGCCATCGTCGGGTCTCGTGTCGCGATATTTTGTCCCGGCGTTCGGTCGGCGAGTCCCCTGTCGAGGTGAAGGTGATCGCCGTACCCGACCCCAGGCCACGTCGCCACTTGCCCGATCACGTCGCCTTCTTGGACCAGTTGGCCGTCGCGTAACCCTTGCGCAGGAATGACGTGTCTGTAGTTCCAGCCCTTGTCGCCGAGTTTGAAGCCCCCGTCCGGGTTCCTGAGCGGCTTACCAGTGGAATCCGTCTGCACGTCGCGGATCACGACGACCGAGTCGAAATTGCCTGCCCGGGCGTCGCGGAAACTGGCCTCGACGATGCCAGTCATGACGGCACGCACGGGGGTCGAGGCGGCGGCCGCGATGTCGATACCCTCGTGCAGGTGGATGCCGGCGTCTCGTAACGTCGCTTTAAACTCTTGGTACTGGCCGTAGGTTCCGAGGAGTTGCGCCACCTGGCTCTGTGGGATGTTCACCGGCCACTGGACGGGAACGCAGATGTCTTCGAGCTGCTCGACGCGGGGGATGAACGAAGTCTTCCTGACGGGCATCGGATCTCCTCAGCTCGGTAGGCGGAAAGGATGTGAACCCAGAACGGGGACGCGGCCCCTCACCACTTCTCCAGATCGGGGACTTCGAGGCAATCCGAAACCAACGTTCCGGTCCATGCGTCGAGGTCGTGATGTTCCCCTCGGTCGGCCGGTTTGTGGTGCATTTCGATGTAGAGTTTCGGCGGGACCGTCTCGGAAAACTCGGCCGGATGCGAGGCGCGCAGCCGGTCTTTGATGTCGGCGACGGCGAGCGGAACGACGCCCGT